TAGTCGTATCTGTTGGAGCTTCTTCTTCCTCTTCTTCAAATTCGTCTTCTTCTTTTTCACGAGGTTCGTTAAATCTATAGAAGTCATCTTCTCCACCGTCAGTATCTTCTTCCCAATCTTCCATGTCCTCAGTTGGTTCGCTTGAGTTTGGTTCAAAGATCTTTTTGTATTTCGTGTCATCCATTACTGGAGCATCTGGCATAATGTACAACTTTCTTGCTTTAACATCAACAAAAGCAACCAAATCACCATCTGCATCTAGATAATCTACTCGAGATCCGTCTTTGCTTCTATAAAAGCTATCAAAATCAATTCGTGCTTGCATTAACTTATCTTCAGCATCGCCGATTGCATCACCATCGCTTTTTCCACGTAATCCCATTTTAGTCGCATCATCTGGATTTACTCCCATTGACTCTGCTTGGTCATAATATTCATTAACGAATTGTTTAAATGAAGTATGCGACAGTCCTTCGTTTGCAGCCTTTCCAACCATTACTACTGGAATACCCATGTGATCGTAAGAATCAGGATAGTTCATTGGTTTCTTCTTTTCTTGCTTATATACAAGATCATTGCTCATGGCTTTGTAGGTAGGGTTATACACCTCATGCTTAAACGCTGGGTGGCGATCTACCACTCTTTGAAATCCATCTAATTTTGGATTATCATTTACCTTTTTACCGCTTTTATCACGGTACATTTTTGCAGAGCTAGGTCCACCGAATCCCGGTTTTTTAAGATCCATGTAGTTATCAAAACTCATAATATCTCGACGATGTACATTAAACATTTCCATTTCTATAATAGTATTTTTATTAAACGCGGATTTCTCCAATACGAGTTTCTTTCCAAGCATCTGCTCTAAATGTAGCAGTAACTTCATATAGACCATTTGCAGTATAGTTTAAGTCCATTGGAGTTAACCCGCCGTTTGGAATACATGGAGTAAATCTAAACTCTCTGAAAATATCACCAGCTTTATTGAATACTGCTACGTAAATTTGACCATAGTAGTCTTTCTTTAACCCTTGTCTGCCAGTCAATGGATCGTATGCAAGATCAAACCATCCTCTTAAGATGTTATAGATATACATATTATTTTCTTCATTTAAGTTGACAGAAAACTTAATACCTAAATCTGCAATTGTCTCTTTTGGAATTGCTCCAGAGTAAGAACGTTTTGCAAACTTATAAGTTTGAGTAACAGTCTCAGGTGCAGTTAACTCTGGCAAACCTTTGATCTCCATAACGTGCTCAACTAGTAAGTCAACATTATCTGTAATGCTTGCAGGAGGTGTAATAACTACTTCGAACTGGTTTAAGAAAACAGGTTCGTAATAATTTGTTGCTGCTCTTGAATTATCCCAATGTGGTAAACCGGCCATTTTATTGTGATTATTTTATTTTATTTATTTGATTAAGCAGTAGGTTTGACCTCTGCATCTTTTGTTGTATCTTCAATTGTAAAAAGATTATCATAATCTACTGCTGCTCCTGCTGAAACCATGGTAGATCTATGAGAATACGTATCGATTGCAACCGATTCTCCAGTGAATTCCAAAATCAGAGACGGCACAATTGTTCTAAAAACGATATCTTCAATATTTTCAACATCGTCTCTTTCCTTTATACGAGAAATCGGCTCGTCTCCAGAATTGTCTAAACTAATTGAAGTAGTTCCGTCTACTGTCACTTTAAATTTATCCCATGTTCCAGTAGGTTGACCGTCTAAGGTATCGACCATTCCAGTAGAAAGTTTTAAGGTGATTTGAGGACGACCTGAATTTAAACCACTAGTTGAAACTTCTCTTAGCACAATATGGTCAGTCGTTAGGGAAGCTTCGAAATAAGTATTTTTAAAATGCTTTTCGTTTAATTCCTTTATTTTAACTGCTGATATTCCAGTTCCAGAGCTAACAAGATTTAAGAGCTCAACTCCATATTCTGGTTTAAGTCTTTTCTTAAGTGCTTCACTGGCCAATTCGAATTTTCTCTTTAAGATATTAACTTCACTTAAGATAACATACGAAGAGGTAGCATAACCTTCCTTAAACTTCATGTCTGGGAAAACATCGACTTGGTGAAGAACACAATTAATTTTTTTAGGATCAATCTTAGTTTCACCATTATCAATTTCCCATTTTACATCGTGACTAACAATAGCTTGAAAGACGAAACCTCCGTCCTTTGCACTAGCTTCGTCACCATATTTTTCAAAAAGTTTAGTCATTACGCTTGTTTACGGTCTCTTGTTCTTTTGTAATTCTTCCAAATCTCGTTGTAGATATTACATGAAGCCCCTAAAAAGTTAATAATTCCGACATACTTTTTCTTGTCCTCACCGTCCATGTTTGCAATTTTAACTCCAAGTTTCTTTGCATCATTTACAGTAAGTTCTTCGTCGTCTTCTTTACCGACTAATTTTTTAAGGTCTCCCTTCTTTTCGTACAGAGCGAACTTATTAAAGCTCTCAATTGCTTTATTCATGTATAAGTGAATTATTTAGAGCTAACTACGTTCTTCTTCTTCACAGTGCTTAAATACTCTTTAGTGTATTTGTCAATGTGAGGAGTGCCTTTACCTTTAACAGGTCCTTCTGCCAATTCTTGTTTAACTTTTGCAGTACCAGTAGCGCTTTTGTCTGCTACATTAGCTTTTCCACTGTATCCAGCAGCTGCTTTTTTGAAAGCTGACATGAATTGATTGTAGTTCATTACAGGATTACTCATTTTGTCCTAGATTTTTTTATTATTTATCTTTATGTTGTAGGATTTTTTTAGTATTGTTTATTAGAGATAGATCAATTTTAACAATATGCCAGAATTAGCAGAGATAAAAATAATGTCAGAATACATCAACAATGTATGTCACGGTGAAGACTTTACAAGCATCGGTGTTTCACCGGAGGTTGCAAAAAGACTTTCTTTGGTCCAGCCGACTGAACTACAGATATTTGATATTTCGGCTGAGTCTAGAGGTAAAGAACTACTCTTAACTCTAACTTCAGGCATTGACAAATATCAACTATCTGTCTCAATGGGCATGTCTGGTCACTGGGTTCTATATAAAGGCTGGACTGCTCCAAAGCACACTCACCTTAAATTTAGAACGGTTTCGGGTAATTCACTATGTCTGGTAGATGCTCGTCGTTTTGCCAAATGGAAATGGAGCACAGGCTGGTCGCCAAATCGAGGACCCTGCCCAGTTACCCAATTTGACCAATTTAAGGAAAATATCTGCCAATCCTTTAGTAAAAAAGCATTTAGCAAGCCAATTCATCTTGTGCTCATGGATCAACGCTATTTCAATGGTATAGGAAATTATTTACGTGCTGAAATATTATACAGGGCAAATCAGGATCCCTTCGAGGAGGCTCGTACCGCTCTTACTAATAATCCAGAAATCCTAAGATTATGTAGTACTATTCCATTTGAAGCCTATCTTATTGGAGGAGGTCAGCTTAAAGACTGGTCCAATCCATTCGATGTTCCACCAGATGGATTTAATTCTTGGATTAAGTGTTATGGCAGATCTGACCGATCTATTGTTGATAAAAACGGTCGAACTTTTTGGTATTATCAATCCCAGTGTAAATAATTATGCATACAGTAATTGTAAAAATAAAAGTTAAAGCAAAAGACGAGTCAAAACTTCCAGACTGGGGGTTAGGCAAGGGTATCCTGGCCGAGCAAGAGGTTGAGTTATTGGAAAAGGTAACCGAAAGTAATAAACTCAGACTTGCTTACAAACTTGAGGAAGTCTATTCCGAACTATTAGCATCTACATTAGAAACAATAATCGAAATAAAAGATGAAGGGAAAACTACATAAAACAATAGATGGTTGGGTGGTAAAGTATCACAAATATGATATGACTAACCCATCTGTACCGGGTACCAAATTTGCTGAAGATTGCTTTGGACAATATCCTCTAATCGACAATGGTCATATAGATGGACTAAAGTTGTATGCCTCTAATGAAGGACTAGAAGTAGAGTTTGAGATTATTGATCATTTTGATAATAATGGACCTGAACATTTCAAAAAATTTGCTAAAATTATAATATGAAACGATTACTATGGTTAGACGATATTCGAGATCCTTTTACTCCCATTGAAAATGACGGTGGGTCATGGCTAATATTTAGCCCAATTGAACAGCCTTATACTGCATATTGGGTAAAATCCTATCGAGAATTTGTGGATTGGATTAAATTCAATGGATTGCCAGATGCAATCTGTTTTGACCACGACTTAGGAATGGAGGTTGCGCTTAAAGCTAGGGAAAAGGGCATGTCTAAACGTGAATCTAGGAAACTAAAGCAGAAAGAGATGACTGGAATGGATTGCGCAAAATGGTTAGTTGATTACTGCATTGCTAACCAATTGACTTTACCGTTGTATAATATACAGTCAGCCAATCCAGTCGGTAAAGAAAATATCGATGGATTACTTAAAAATTTTATAAAACATCAAGATGGCAACATATAAGGAACCGAAATGGACATTTTACTTGTATAAAAATTATGCATTCACATGGAAACCGCATTACAGTCACCTAAGAGAACTATTATGGAAAGATAAATATGACTCTCCGCGTTGTGAACTAGAACCATATTATAGATTTGAATGGTTATGGTGGGGATTCAGAGCACAGCAAGGAACTGATGATGAATGGGAACAGTGGTTATGGGTACACAAATATCACGATGGTGATGTAGAGAAAGCGAAACAAACTTGGGGTTGGATAGATTATAATACAAAAAAAAATACTTGGAACGATGAATATGGCAACTAGAACACAAAGAGAAGAATTTACAATGGTCGCAATCCTCAAGCAGCTTGAGATTGCAGGTGTTGACCCTACTGTGTTGTCCCAAGACAAAGAGTGGTTTAGTAACAATACTATCACAAAAGAACAGCACGATGAATGGAAAAAGTGGTTTATTGCCGAGGCCAGAAAGACATTTAAGATGAACAAGAAACTAGTAGAACGTGAGTTTCAGTGGTTTAACTTGTCATATGGTTTACGTGACGCCGATCCTATAAAATAATTAATTTTTAAAACTGCTGCGAGTTCTCGTAGTAAATATTACATGGCAGAAATAAAATTGGAGTTCACTCCTAGAAAACAGCAGGAAGAAATACTTCAGTTTACCAAAGATTCCATTGCAGATGGCAAAAAATTCGTAATGATTGATGCCCCAACTGGAGTAGGAAAATCTTATGCGGCCATCATGATCGCAGATTGGTATCGACGTGAAATTAATAAGAGAGCAAGAGTTGATATTATTACAAACACCAAACTCTTACAGGATCAATACGTTAGAGACTTTAGTTTTGCAGCAAATCTAAAGGGTAAAAACAACTATTGGTGTCGCCGTCAAAACATGGGTTGCGGCGATGCACAAATTCTAAATAAATCTACTGAAAAGAAATGTGAAGCATGTCCGCATAAAATTGCACAGGGTTACTTTCTTAAAAATCCACTTAGTTTAACTAACTTCCATCTCATCACTTCATATGCAATGTATTCTCCAGATATGATGGCAGAACGCAATTCAAAGCTGCTAATTATTGATGAAGCTCATTCTTTTGAAGAGGCATTTTGTGATTTTATCGCATCCTCTTTTTCTGAAAGAAGCTTAAAGGCTCTCGATATTTGGCAAA